CCCGACCCTCGGCGAGCGCCGTAGTCAGCTGGGAGATTAAGCTTTATGAGGTTTCCGATTAGAGCTCATGATGCCAAGTTGGCCCAAGGGGGTAATTGAGGACTTGTGTGCAATCCACACCTGCAACAGGCGGCAGTACTTGCTGTACCTGGGTTTATTTCACCCGACTGGACCTTGCTTTGCAAGCCAGCGGGGGACCTGGAGTGTAAACCAGGCCACTCGACCGTGCGGGTCCAATCGCTCATTCACTTGGGGGACACGTACGGCACGGGTGGATTGGTGCCTAGCGCTGCTAACGAGCGCGAATCACCTCCCCGCTGGCCCAAGGGGCTTGGGCTTGTGTCACACCCGCCAACTGCGGAAACTTCCGCATACCAAGGAGAACTATAACATAGCGGATCCTAATCTACCGACCAGTAATTAAAAGGAGGACGTGCCCGTGAGCCATAAGAGCCGGGCTCCTCGGGAGGTAGGTGGTGGTGAAGCTGATCGCTTAGGTATGCCGTGCGTGGAAGCTATTGCTAGGTGTGACCCTACGGGCCGCTGGGACTGGAGCGAAGTACCAGGCAGTGGTGGCTGAAATTGTAAGTAAGCTGCCAGGTTAGCCGGTGAAGTGAAAGCCATGCGAAGAGTGCATTCCTCAACATGCAGGAGCGCTGTGCTGCACGCACTAAGCAGCACGTTAAAGAGCGACGTTCCGCAGCCAGGTGTTTTCCCGGGCTGAGGCAAGACGTTCGGCCAGGTCGATCCCATGGATATGGTGGGGAGGCTTGCGTCCGGGGGCGGTCTACCGAAGCCGAAAGCTAACACTAATTCCCTCCGCTGCGAGACCACGTCCCAGAGATGCTACCACACTATGCTGGTATATAATCTGGGGGGGGCGTGGCAGGTTGTTGGTCCCTGAATTTTAGACCTTCCCGGCTCCGGCAGCCGTAAAATGCGTCGGCCGTCGCCCGTATGGCAGAAGGTGCCCACCTACGAATTTTGGTGAAGCAGCTAATGTACTTAGGCGCCGGCGGGGCCAGGACCCAATTCCTTTTTAAAAGGCGGTCCTGATTGCCCTGCGGGCTCATGCCGTAGAGGTTGAGCCAACCCACCTTATGAGGTAGCCAACGTGGGTCGTTGTGTCGACCGTGGACGGTCGTTTACACGCTGGCAAATTGTTTCACGCGCCGGGTAGCGTGACTGTTTGGTAGCTCATGCTGAGAGAGTGAGCGAATTTTCAGGTGAAATCTTTCCTTCGAATATGTGTAGAATTAATGTTTAAAACGATAAGGCGCAACTTCAAGCGTATTGTAGATCGTGTTCGAAACGTACTCAGCCCGATGTATGGTAGAGTCGAAGACTGGGACCCTCATTCCGAGAGCTCCAGCGACGACTCAATTGGGTCAGCGCTTACTATGCAACCACGCCGTAGACACGTATGGTCTGAGCGCATAGCTTCGCCCCTCCTTGATACGGAGGTAGGACCACCGGAACACCCCGGCGGCCTAGGGAGCTTCCTGAATTATTCATTCGGGAGGCGACCAAACACACCCCAGCCCGTGGAAACCGAGTTCGAGTTGGTTGACCTCTATCCAGATGTCGACCCGGTTGGTGGTGAGGCGGCGAGTACACAGGACGTTGTACCGCCTGGTCTTGGCCAGCAGCAAGCCCCAGCTACAGTCCCTCTTGCCGGCGTGCAGGAATTGGATGGAGCGGAGGGCGAACCTGTAATGACGCCATGGCCTGAAGAGCTTGTCCTCGACAATGTCGACCCTGAATGGAGCAATGCGCTTGACTCGTTCTGGGAAAACAACGAAGGGGACTTGCTAGGTGTAGATGATGCGGGCGCCGAGGGATTTGGCGACGGCCAACCCGCAGATTCGGCCATCCTTGGTGACGCCGAGGATGATGAGATGCTTGCGCGCCTCCATAGGTTGCGTGCGCACGCTGAGGGTGTTCCAGCCACTGAACCGATGGAACCCGAAGCAGCATCGATCCCAACCCCCGCTTCAGCGTCCGGCGGGGGACGGGGCGCCCCGAGCACGGCAGAAAACTGCGCTCCAACAGACCCACCTCAGGGTGGGCGTGGATCCCGAGTGCCATCACCGGCTAAGATGACACGAAGGTACAGAGGCGACCGCTATGCGGAGACGGGCATTCGTATTACATTGCCTGACGCCGCAGAACAGCTACTGTACGCAGCAGAGAACGATGAGGCAGCACCCGTTCTCGCGCGGTTCACTGTCGAGTCCATTCGGCATCTGGAAGCCTTCCCAGCATATGTGCGGCTGTGGAAGAAGTTGGTTGGTGACGACGAGCGACCCACGCGCCGGGTCCCTGAACCAGCCCGGGGTGAACCTGCCCCAGCACATAGGCCCGAAGAATCCGGCCGTGGATTCATCGGGCCGCTCCCGCGACCTGTAGCCCTAATCTCCAAACCTCATGGAGTGGTGCAGGTGCCGTGTCTGAATCTCCGTGGCGTAGCCTCTACTGAACAGTGGTTACGGCACACGTTAATGAGACCAGATAAGCGGGAGACAGCTCCGTTTGAACCCACAGACGGGGGGGGGGTTGTGCCACCACGCCGACCTCCTGGGGGTAGTAATGACTCCCCATGGCCTACCAGTTCGTACGGGGTGCGCACTGGAGGCCCGCCTATCTCAGCATTGATTGACGAAAGTAAGGAATCGTATCGACTTTGCGCCCGGGACTCTTTGTATAGTGTATATGAATCTGACATTATACGAACCCGGGTTGGTAGGCTCCTACAGACCGACAACCCTGATCTGGTGCTGCATTACCGCCAGATCACCTCTACAGGCATTCTGGATATTGACCGTGGATTCGTGTGTGACGAGCTGCTGCACCATTTGCAGGCTCACATGTGTCTCCGTCCACGAACGGTCGAAAATCTGGACGCTATGCGCTCGCGAGCGATTCGCTGGTGTAAAGAGCATTCGGTACCTGACCGGTATGCGCGCCGCTTCATTCCTACTGCGGTGTGCTTGAGCTTTGTCATGACTAAGGACGAGGCTATCGGTCTCAGTTTGCTCGACCAATCTGGAACAGCGATGGCGCAGCAGGCGTTGAAGCGACTCAGGGCGGGAGAACCATGGGCAGATCAGCTAGCTGGAACTTGTTTCAACTGGCATTATTGGTTCCCCCCTCGAGTAAGCCTGGGGAAGACGTAGCGTGGCCCCGTGATTCGGAAAGCTCGTTGCACTGCAAAAAGCCAGTTTAGTGGACTGGGCTGGAAGTGTGACATTTTAGAGCTACCGGACATGGGGACCCACCAACGTAAATCCAGGGCACTATACCTCCCCTGGCAACCGCCAATAGCAGCATGTTGGCCGGTTGAGACGCATCTAAATTGTAGTCACAATGAACTTCATGGTTTGGTCGACCGCCATTTGTGCGCGGTCCCGCTAATGGAGCCGGCAGGCCACACCCTTCTTGAAAAGGGATTTAAGCTACTTCGGAGTCTAATACGAGGCAGGCCACACGTGATGCAAAAGAAAGAGGTCATAAATCATTATGTAGGAAAGAAGCGAACTGTGTATCAAAACGCAGCTCTTTCACTCCAACAAACCCCCCTTGAGACCCGCGATGTCCGCGTTGAGTCATTTGTAAAGGCGGAGAAATGGAACCTGTTCATGAAGGGGCACAAAGCACCTAGAATGATACAGGCACGTAGCCCTCGGTTCAACCTAGCCATAGCCAAGTACCATAAACCGGTGGAAGATTTGATCTACCGTACTCGAACCACAGCCAAGCTCTTTGGTAGTGGAATGGGTAAACTACGGATATTTGCTAAGTGCAGGAACTGGGAGCAACGAGCCAGTGACATCGAAGCTATTTGGAAGAAATTCCATGAGCCACTTGTCATTAGCGTGGATTGTAAGACCTTTGACGCCCACGTTAATGTCGAGCAACTCAGATTGTGCCACAGATTCTACAGTACCATACAACTCTCCCAGATCTACAGACGGCTATTAGCG